GGAGAGACTGGCCAGTCTCTCCTCACTCATGGCTGCCGTGTCGGTGGATACGCTCATTCCTCAAGTGCCTCCGCCCGTAGTTCATCCAGGGATGCCTCGTCGGCTTCCATGGCCTTCTGGGCCATGTAGGCCTGCTGGCGGACCATGTTGAAGTACTGGGTCAGGCTGCCGATCGCATCCATCTGACGCACAATGGCGGCCTGGCTTTCAGCGTCCTGGGCGCTGTGATCAGCCTTGAGGTGAACCAGACGAACGGCCTCCTTCTCGAGGTAGCCGTCCAGAACGATCTCCTTGAAATCGGGATTGGCCAGCAAGCGTTCCAGGGCATCGCCCCGGTTGACGATGGTCTTGGCTTCGGCGAGGTTCAGTTCGATCTCTTCAATCTGTGCTTGGCTCATTGCGTTTCCACGGTGAGGTTGAATTAACGGGATGACCATATATCAGGCTGAAATATCACGCATCTTTTTCTGCAGCCCGCATCTGGAACTCCTCGCGCTTCTGTCCGGCCTTCATGTGATTGTCGAGCACTTTGAGGTGGGCCTGACTGCGTGCCTGCTCACCGATCTTCTGCAGATCGCGCTCCTGCTTGACCCCGGATTCCTGCTCCACGTATTCCAGATCCTTGAGGTCGGCTTCGCTGCGGGTCTGCTGGGCCTTGGCCTGATCGAGTTGCGCACCGGCCTGGTTCTCCACGGTCTCGGATTGCAGCTTGGCGGTCTCGGCCTGGAGCTTCTGCATCTCCAGCTGCTGCATCTGCTGCTGCACGGGATCGGGCTGCGGCTCGTAGCTCTCGATGCGCTTGGCCAGCTCCGGCATCTTGCGCAGGCGGGCAATGTCGGCAAGGATCATCCGGCTCATTGCCGGGTCCATGTTGTTGCCCATGGTCTGGAGCATGAACGACAGCTCCTGTGCCTTGGCATTGTCGGCTTCGGCGGTGGCGATGGTCAGGCGCAGATCGAAGTTGCCGGCCAGGTCATCCCGGCGTACCGGCACGAACTCCTCGTTGGTGATCCGAACCACTTCCTCCTCGGAGAGGAACTCCTGGTTCATGGCGATGATCTTGCGGCCCACTGCGATCAGCCCGCGTGACAGGCGACGCAGGATGCTCAGTTCCCGCTTGGAGGCGGCATCCAGGACGCCACGAACGCCCGTGGCCGTGTCTCCCAGGGCATTGCCGGAGAGCCCCTGGGCGAACGCCTTGACCCCGGTGATCGACTCGGCCTCCATATTCTGCATCTGCACCATGAACTGGGCGCTGGCCGGGATCTCCGGGTACTGGTGCTGGTACACGCCCTGGCGGGGATCGACGTTCTGGTTGAAGTCGTAGTCCTCGCCCCGCTCGAAGCGGCGGCGGTTGGTGGCATCGAGCATGTCGCGGCGCATACCGGTCTGGCCGTTGGCACTGCGGCCCATCAGGTCGATCATGCCGCGGGAGACGGCACCCAGGATCTTCTGATTGTCCTCGAGCAGGGCTCCGTCAGGCTCGCCGTACACGCTGCGCCGCACCGGCAGGTAGGACACCGCCACGAACGGGGGACGCTTGTCCGGGAAGGGGTTCTCCTCCATGCGGATCAGAGTGTCGCCTACCCAGGCAGCGACGATAGGCTGTACCACACCAGAACCATCAATATCCCAATATCCCCAGTATTCATGGACGGTAAACTTCTGACGGGGCTTGTCACTAAAATTGAAGCTGCCCGCATTATCCGGTCCGGTATCCGGGGCGCCCAGGATGGAATTGTTGGTGACGTTGATGTGGTCCAGGTTGTGGTATTTGCCATCGCGTTTCAGCTCCGAAAGGGACGATTCGAACTTGTAGATCACGAACTGGGCTTTCTCGATCTGCCCCATGCAGGTGGGATCGACGATCACGTCGTCGTAGTGGCAGACCTCGACGGTGGGTTGATTCTTCAGGGTGCGGGTGACGGGGGTGGGTTCATACCCGGTAATGCGCGCACTGTAGGGCACGCCATCGGCCTGGCTCAGTTCATGCGCTTGCTTGAGCTCGGCAGGCACTTCCTGCGCAAAGCGCTCCGGCTCCTCGCTCTTCATCCTTGCCAGCTGCTCGTGCATCGGTGCCACGGTGGGATCGGCGGTGAACTCGATGACCGGAGCCATCTCCTCGACTTCCTCTTCCTCGAAGTCCCAACCCACCCGCACGATCGCCGTACCCTCGTCGACTGCGGCGCGCACGTAATCATCGATGAAACCGACCCGGTCGATCTTGGTGCTGAACTGGTTGTTGAGCACCAGCTGATTCTGCTGGGCCGCCTTCTTGTCCTCCCACGATACCGGAGCCACCGCGAACACCTCATCGGTATCCAGGAACGGCTCCGACAGGGCGGCGTAACGCCACTCCGCCTGCTTGCGGATCAGCTGGGGCTGCACCTGGGAACGGCCCTTGCGCGCCTTGGGCTTGGCGGCCCCACGGACATGCAGATTGTCGAGCCAGTGTTCGATCCGCGTGGTCTGATCACTGTGGGCACTCTGCGAGTCCAACAGGTCCTGTTTCAGATCCTTCACCGTGGGCTCGTTGTCCCAATCGGTAAGTTTCTTGGCAGACACGTCGATGTCTGCGGTAACGTCGTCGCTCATGCGGCACCCCTTTCAATAATGCACTATTGCAATAATGCAATGACCTGAGGCCCACATAGTAATGAATGTCCAACCCCTCCATCCGAACTTTCGCCTCAAAAATCCCTACAGGTACTGAATACCAGAGGTATGATTGATATATCAATAACCACCCAGGTGTTCACATGATCCCCAAAACCTGCCAACAGTGTGGCTCACCTTTTCAGGTCCCCCGTACCCGTGCCACCACAGCCAAATACTGCTCGACCCAATGCAGGGACCTGGGGGCCAAACGGAAACCCAACCAGACTTGTACATCCTGTGGCAAGGCCTTCTATATGAAGGCCTCCCAAGTAGCCCGATACAGCAGAAAACTAGGAGTTTTCTGCTCCTACGCCTGCACTGCCCAAGCGAAGTCAGTTGCGTACAGTGGTGAGAGTAACCCTAACCATAAAGGAAAGAACGTAGATGAGGATGGCTATCGCATTTATGTGCCCCCTGCGTCTTATCTCAATGGCCTGAAGCGCATGAAGCTGCACCAGGCCGTGTGTTGTGAGGCCCTTGGCATACGTCAGATCCCCAAAGGGGTCCATATACACCATAGAGACTGCAACCTACTGAATAACGAACCAGAAAATCTGGTCACTCTGAACATCAGCGACCACAAATGGCTGCACAAACAATATGGGGTAGCCACCTTGTGGGCCTTCTGCACCGGGAAAGTAGGGCTAGATTCTCTGATTTCGTGGGCAGACGACCCCGAGAGAGCACGCAAGCTACTCCCCCTTAACATCAACCACCAAGCGACTAACCCTGACCTACTGCCAGGAGCCTTCTATGAAGATGCCAATTAAACCCATGCACCCTAACTTCCAACACCCCAAGAAAGGCACAGACGGTGCTGCTGCCTTTGACCTCTTTATGCCTGAGGCTGGGAGGACATATGCTGCCGAAGCGGTAAAAGTCCCGCTAGGCTTTGCAGCAACTGTTCCCGCCGGGCATGTTGCAATGCTTATGCCCCGATCAGGAGTAGGGGCGAAGTTGGGGGTGGAACTCAATAACACATGCGGACTAATCGACCCTGACTACGCAGGACAATGGTTCGCCTTCCTGAGAACCAAGAACGATGAGCCCTTCGAATGGGATGCCGGCGCTCGCCTGCTGCAGGTACTGATCGTCCCGGTCGTCACCCCCGCACTCACCCTGGTCGAGGATCTCGACGCCACCGCTCGCGGTGACGGCGGCTTCGGCTCCACCGGCCAGTAAGGACGGAACCATGAACTTCCGGCGCTACCAGTCCCGCCCCATCACCCGCCTCGCCCACGAGATCACTGAGCGGGACGTACTGACCCCGGTCGACATCACCCATACTCGGGTCCGCTTCCCGGATGGGGAGTCCATCACCTTTGCCCACCATGAGGACGTCCAGGTGGGCGACTTCATCGTCTTCCTGACCCAGGACGATACCTACCACTGTGCGCGGGACGTGTTCCTCGAGCGCAACATCGTGCCCGGCGATCCCGACGAGTAGACGTACCCCAGCAGCAGGAAAGGCCCCCATTTGGGGGCCTTTTCATTGGCACCTGCTGTCTCACACCCAGCCGTTGGCCTCGAAGCGGGTCTTCTCGGCCTCCTGCCGGCGCTGGTAGCCTCCGGCTTCCAGCTCCCGGCAGGCCTGCTCGTACTTGGCCGCGTAGTTGTTGCCCTGGTGGAAGTCGCTCTGCATGCCCACCGGGTTCAACGCCCGTGACGCGACGAACAGCAGCAGGGGCCACAGGTGGGTCTGGGGCAGCTCCACCTCGACCTTCTCCGGCTCCTTCTGGGCATCCCGCTTGCTGATCGTGGGATGGTCGGCCCGGTAGATCACCGTCAGGCGCCGGGTCTCCCGTGCGAACAGGCTGTCCAGGGTACGTGACGGGATGCGCAGGGCTCGGGTACTGGTGGTCAACACCGACTCCGGCTTGCCCTCCTGGTTCAGCGGCAGGTCCTCCTCATCGGCATCCAGCACTCGCTCGATCTTGAGCAGATCCTCGACCTCGACTGTGTAGTCGTTCAGCCCTGGCACCAGGTAGACATCGGTGCGCCCCTCTTTGAGATCGAAGCGCCGGTGCAGGTCCGTCAGCCCCAGGTTGATATGGCTGATGATGTTGTGCCGGTTCTCGGCCGTGATGCCCTCGCCATAGGCCCCGCCCAGGAATACCTGGGAGAGCTCACCCACGGTGAGGTGCTCGAAGATTTCACTCAGTTTCATAGGAACTGCCTCATACGATGTAGGAACTCATGGGATCGTCACCCTCGTCGTCGTCTTCCATGTCCCACATGCCATCGCTGGCCTGGGTCAGGTCGCCGGTCTCGGTGGGTTTCCAGGGCGTCAGCGAGCCCAGCATGGAGATGGTGTCGATGAAGTCGTCGTGCTTGCTCTTGAAGCCTCCCGCGGTGGCCAGTGACAGCTCGTCCATGCCCTCGATCAGCTCCGTGGACCCCTTCTTCTCGATCGGGAAGAAGATCTTGCGGGCCTTGAACAGGGGCACCACCACGTTGAAGCGCACCAGCTTGTTGGTGGTGGGGCGGATGCCCGGCTTGGCGTCGTTGCCCTCACTGGCCAGCGGGAAGAACACGTTGCGGTTGAGCATCTGTTCCTGGAGCCAGGGAATGAAGCCACCCTGCTGGCCACTGACCTCGATGCCCACCTGCTGGGGCCGGTACATCTGCGCCAGCCGGAACAGGTCATCCATGTTGCGGCCCATGTCCTGACGCCGGCATACCCCGTCCACCCACAGCCAGTCGCCGGCATTGTTGTAGGCCCACACGCTGATCACCGAGAAGTCGGCCTTCTCCTTCTCCGAGGTGGCGAAGTCGGTGGTGATGTAGAAGTTGAAGCGGGCCCGGTTGCGCAGCACCCCGTCGATCTTGTACCAGCCGATGTCGTGGTCCTGGATCAAGCGGTCCTCGTCGGACATGATCCGTAGCATCAGCTCCTGGTTGAAGGTATCGACCTTGCCGAGCTTGACCGCGGTGTCGTACTGCTCTTTCACGTAGTCGAAAGTGAAGCGATCGGGCCAGCTGCCCCGGAACTCCTCCCGGGAGCAGGGAAAGCGCTCGCACACCGGGAAGACGTTGACCGCCCAGGCCCCGGACTCCACGGCCTTGTACAGTGGGTCCTTGGCGTTGAAGGGCGTGCCCGACCAGATGATCATGTTCTTGGACGGGTGCAGGGCGTAGTTGACCGCCTTGTACACCGTGTCCTCCACCGCGGCAATCACCGTGACCGAGCGGGCATCCTCGTCCGAGATCAGGTCATCGAGAATGGCCAGCTGCGGGCGCTTGCCCATCTCCTTGGCCCCGCGGACGCCCGTCTTCGCGCCGTACCCCTTGACGATGAACAGCTTCCCGTCGGCATTCTCGAACTCCCAGCGGATGTCGGTGAAGGCGGTACGCGGCACGTATTCGCGCAGGAACTCGGAATTCTCCCAGCGGTACTGGAGGTTCTTGCGCATGTTCTTGACGCCGTTCTCGATCGAGTCGGAGACGTAGAGCGCCAGGTCCACCCGCCCGAAGCCGGGTACCTCGCCATAGGTAGCGATGTAGAGCACCAGGTACTCGCCCATCACGGCCGTCTTTGCAATCCCGCGGTGGCACAGGTTGATGATTCGCCGGCCTTCCTGAGTGAGGGTGTCGAGCATGTAGTAGTGGACCAGTGGGGTCTTGTGCTCCTCCCCCTCGTGGCCATTGACCAGCTTGATGAAGGTCACGAACTCCAGGGCGAAGTCGCTGGGCACGTAGTCGGGCGGAACCGCGTAGGAGAGCTCGCGCAGGTAGTCCTCGACCTTCCATGGCGCCTCCTCCTCGATCCCCAGGGCCTGGGCCACGGCATCACTCATCCGAGACCTCCTCGGCTTCCCCGTCGATCACCAGGCGGCTGTGGGCCACCTCCTGGGCGTTCATCGCCCCGGACTGCATGGCCAGCTTCTGCTGGCGCACCAGCTCCATCGTCGAGTCCCTCAGCGCCTGCAGGGAGCTGTCCTCCTTCTGGCTCACCTGCAGCTCCATCTTCTGGGTCTCGGGTTGCTTCAGGTGGGTGAGGATCGAGTTGGCCGCATCCGAGCGCACCTTCTCCGAGTTGGCCGACATCATCAGCTCGGCCTGCACGTTCAGGGCCTTCTGGTAGAGGTCCTGGTTCAAGACCCATGACGGAATCAGGGTCTGCTCCATGATCAGGTTGATCAGCTTGGACTTGTTGTAGGCCGCCACATACGAGGCCATGTCCTTGGGGGCCACCCCCTGGGTCACCCAGCGCTGGATCTTGTCGGGGAAGGTCGCCTTGAAGGCATCCATGTTGGTCTTGTTCATCAGCTTGTGGCTGACGTACTTCACCGCATCGATGTAGCTCGAGACCTTGAACTTGCCCTCGCTCATCACCTTCGTGTAGCTGAGCAGGTTCTCCCGGTAGGTCTCGTACATGTCCGGGTCATTGAGGGTCGTGTTGATCTTGTCGATCAGGGCCTGGTTGACGCTCTTTTTGAGCGTGGCCGGCAGCCCCTTCTTCAACTGCTCGATGGCTTCCTGGTCCATACTCACTCCTCCAGCACCTTGAGCGCTCGCTTGAAGCGCTCCACCCGATCGGCCAGGCCGTGATACCCGCCATTGATCTCGCGGGTCGTGGTCTTGATGTCCCCGCCGGTCACCCGCTCGGTCCAGAACCAGACGGCCGAGGCCACTGCAATCTCCGGGGCATCACTCAGCCGCTCCGGCTGCCTGAGCAGATCGACCCCCAAGGCCCGACTGCAGGCGGTGTAGTTGGCCCGGCCGGTCAGCTGGAAGATCCCCCGCCCACGATAGCGGTACCCATCCCCGGGCTGGGTGTTGCCCAGGTTCCGCTCTCCCCAGATACCGCCGTACAGCAGGTTGCCCAGCGCCTCCTCATCGGCCGGGTGTGCCGCGTTACGACCGAACCGACCCGCCTGAACCAGGGAAATCCGATGCCGGCCGAACAGCTTCTCCAGGGCTTCCTCGCCGTAGTTCAGCGACTCCTCGAGCTCACGGAAGCTGGCGCTCTCGTGACCGGCTTGTGCCAGGAACAACGCCACGTCGTGGTCGCTCTCGATACCGGCACGGCTGAGCTGTGTCTGCAGGGGCTCGGCCCACCGCTCGGATTGATGGCAGGCCGGGACCATGCGGGCCAGGCAATGCGGGGTCAGCACCTTGGGCGTCAGCAGTAACGCCTCATCCATCCATTGTTGCATTATTGCAATACTCCAATAAGCGATGGCGATAGTGTACGGGCGGCGTATCAGGCG